CTCTGGTTAGGCCAGAACTGACCGTTTTCGTCGTAATAACCCTCATCAGTCTGAACATCAATCGGCTCAACTTCAGTGAAGTAACGATTGGTGTAGTCAGCCAGAGTGTCACCATCAGTCAGAATGTGCTCCATGGCAGAAGCACGTTGACCGAGTTGCTCAACAACAGCCTGCTGTTGAATCAGAGCGTCCTCAAGCGTGGTGGCATACTGATTCAGAATGCCAGGAGCTTCAATGCCGAAGTGGTTAACGACGGCGGCGGTTTCCGCGCTGAGTTGAGGTGCTGCCGTAGAACCCTGATAAGAAGTCGGGGTTGTATAGGCGCTGTTGTACGAGGTCTGCGGAGCCTGGGCCACCGGATATTGCGCCGGTTGGGCCTGTAAACTCGGATTGTACTGTGCTGTATCCTGCGGCGCCGTTTGGTACTGCGGATACGATGCTGTCTGGCTGGGGGACGGCGAGATTTGGGAAACCACCCGCTCCAAGCTGCTCATCGCCGCTTCCCACGGATTGCTCGGGGAGTAGCTGGACGGAGACTGGCTGTACTGGTTGCTGGTAGAAGGGGCCATAGCCGGTGTTACCGGCGACGGCTGTTGGGGCATAGTTGCCGAAGGTGCCCCCTGGGTAGTTGCTACCCATTGCGGGTAGTTGGTTGAACCCGTATCCATTGAGGGCGCCGCCTGAGGGGCCGCTACCGCCGGGGATACCGGGCTCGGGATCGAAGCTGGGATCTGCTGGCTCATAGCTGCCCGAGTAGGTTAGTTCCTGCGCAAGGTGGTCGAAAGTCCTGTATAACAGGGCCGTTAGGTTGAGCCGAGGGTCAGCAGCTAACGGCTGATTCGGCGCAAGCGGATGTGGCGTCTGCAACATCTGATTCAATAATAATAGAAATTGGCTAAAAGCGCCCTGAGTTTGTTGAACCATTCTGAAAGGAAATCCTTTCAGCATCTCAGCTCGCTCAGAATCCGTCTTGTCTGGGAACAAGAATTTGAGCGCCTCTACACTGTCAACGCCAAGTTCTTGTAAGTTACGAACAACGATAGACTTCTGATTAATATCATATGCAGTATCTTCATAGACATCACCCTGGAATCTGTAGGAAACTGTACGATCCCCATCAGGAGGTAAACCGAAGACGCCACGCGGGATTTTATTTTTTTCTAAAGCCTGAGCGATCTTCGCATCAATCTCTTGCTCGAACCGCCCCATACGGTTTTGATAGCGAGCAATCGCTTCTTCCGTTTGCTCAGTCGGAGGTTTCGGGGCTTTCATCCCCGTGACTTCAACAAAAGTCTCCCTAAAAACGTTCTCTTGGTGATAAATAATCATTTCCAAGAGTTTGCAGAACCCATAGGTCAAGAAACTCTTGTTTTTACGCATGGCCGTGGCCTGCGCTCGACCCATCAAACCTTTAATTTCAGTCGCCGTGGCACCAGCAGAGATAGAAATCTCATCCACGCCGCCTAAAGCTGTTCGAATCTCTTCGCGCAATAGCAACGCGTAGCGATTCATGTCCCCATTAACAGGGTCTGGCGTCAGAAAACCTACCCGGTCGGAAGGTTCAACGTTTGCAATAATCCGAGGAACACGCAAACCGCCAAACGCCATTGAAGATCCAAAAGGATCTGAAACCCGAGTCGACGGTGTATCAATTCCAGCGAATCCACTCTGACTGCTGATCGTCGGGCGGAAATTGCGATCCGCGCCAGTAGCTTCGACCAGATCACTGCGGGGACGGGAACTAACCAGCGTGGGGTTGCCAAAGAACTCAATGTTCTTCGCAATGTTGCTCATCATTTGGTCATGGAGCACAATCGCTTCCATGAACTGTTCGAATTCACCTTCGCCCTCAGTGCCACTAGCGTTTGGCTTATTTAAAACCTCCACAGCGGGAATAAACCCGAGAGTGTTAGGCCTTTTACTCTTAGGCGTAATAATCCCGCCGGGTTCAAGGTCGAAACTTAGTTCCGTGTTGGATTCGTATTCAGAAACCACGTCTGCCGTCAAAGACAGCCTGACATACCGTTTATTTTGCTCCGTGGACTCGCTAGGGAGCCCAATCATCGAGTTACGGACTTTATAGCTGTAGATAATAACGACTTCCTCTATGCCGCCGTTAATATCATGGTAAACTCTGTACTGATCCTTGTTAAAAAAGTAAATCTGGTACTTTAACTTAGGATCAGGGCGAAAATAGAATAGACCGCAACCGTCAATAAGGAAGTTGCGGATAATTGCTGGAAAACGAATGTCAAGCCGATTAAGCTCGATTAAATCTTGTAAGAACTTCGTTCGAGCTTCGTATGTATCCTGATCACAGTAAAAAAACAGGCCTTTTTTAAGCATCAAAAGGATCATCTGTTGAAGATGACCCAACACAACCATAGTTGTGGACTGCTTGCTGCGATCCTGAGTGCGGGCAGCCTCAAGAATCTCACTAAAGCGGCTACGAACGCTCAGATTGTCAGCAGGCATTAGATTTAGACCCGTTTACCGTCAATTCGAAGCCGGAAGCAAGAAACTTCTGACTCGATCTATTCTAAACAGCTCAGGCGGCAAAGACTCATGAGGGTAATCAACCAAAATATGATCTGTGCGGCCTAAAGGATCTGTAGAACCTGCAGAAGCACGGTAAGAATCCATAAAATCAAGCATTTCCTGGCTATGGGCCGGTGCCACGGCGTTTGGAATGTCGTCGTAGCAGTGAGAGAAGGACTGAACCTTAGTTTTCAGTCTTTCAGCGTTCCCCATCCATGAAAAATGCCAGCCAGCATCGCAATCTCCCACAACTATGTCTTTTTCATTCCTGCGAATTTGAGAAAGCGTCTGGTCTAAGTGTTCGTGGAGAACAACTGTGCCGCAAATCCAGTTATTCGGAGCCTCGTCAGGCTTACCTTCCGGATTTACAACCCTGAGATCTGCCCGACCGTAAAACATTGGCATCGACAGACGCACGCAGCGCTCAGAATTCTGTTTCGCCAACTCAACAGCCGTCAAAAGTGCATCAGGTTTAGGAATTTCATCGACATCACTAAAGAAAAACACAGAATCCGGTGGCGTCATTCGCATACCCACCGCCAAAGCATCACGTTGAGCGTATTCCCGCACCCACGGATTTAAGACTTCTTCTTTTGAGGGCAGTTCAACGTGCAGAACCTGAACTTTATCTTCCGGAATTCCTAGTTCACGCAAAGTTTCAACACACGTAAAAGGTTTCGGGTCCCCTTTGAACGTCCTGTTGGCGTCCGTGATGATAAAACCATCTACAACGTCCTTCAACATCTCGTAGCGAAGCTCTAAAAGCTCTTTTTCGTTGAAGTACAAGAAACAGTCGAACAGCATCAGCCGCTAAAAGCTGCCACTATGCTAATACAGAACTGATTTTCAGGCTGATTTCTTACGAGCGATGTAGGCAGAGGCCCTTCGACGCGCCTCTTTCGCTGCCGCAGTGTTTGAAACGCGTGTATTTACAGGCTTGTCACCACGGGTGGCTTGTTTTTTCTTCTCATCAGTGGCCCGACGTTCCTCCGGACTGAGTTGAGCCCAGGCCGAGCGTGGTAAATAACGCTCTGTGCGACCTTTTTCTCTAGCTAAATCAGCCATTAGCGGATGGGACCCCCATGAACCCAGGCGTCACACGTTCTTTTCGCCGCACATTTGAACTTAAACAACTGGCAGTAACCCAAATCGCCCAGCTCTAGGACATCTTCAGGGTGGGCAGCGCGATCTTCGTTAATACCTTCAACAATGCATTCTAAAATACGCGGCGATTGATCAAAAGCTGCACAGTTACAGCACCTAGCAGACATCGCATGGTCTACATCGGTGTTCCACATAGCCGCTTTTTCTTCCCAGAACCCAGGATCCGGATAGTCCGGGTTTAACGGCCCGTAGTTGAACTTATCGATAGTCCAGTTTCTGTTTTTGATATTTTCTTCAATGTCCGCCGTGGCCGTGGGGCAGCTCTCCACCATCGAAGAAACTGTTTTTTCTAAAAACAGCTTTGGCCGCAAAGAGTCAGAATCTTCCATGATTACTTCTCTTTAGATTTTTCGTACTCTTCGCGAGTCTGCCAGTCCTCACGGGACCATTTAGAGAGACGGTTACTAGAAGACTTTTTGCCTTCGTAACTGCCTCCCATATCCTTATAGTACTTTGTAGCTAACTGCATTGCTCTAGCACTATGGCCACCAAGTTTCGCCCGTGCTTTAGCCTTGGCACGAGCCCACTTCTGCGGATCTCTTTTCTTAGCGATCTCAGCCATCAGTACAGCACAAAGACGCCTTCAACATCCCCGCTAATAACAGCAGTGCAAGAAAGGGGGTATAACTGATCTCCTTTCAAGTTACCTGCAGCAACAACTTGACCCGGTGCGTCGCTAAATTCAACAGCGAGATAACCACCAGCGCCGCCGCTCTTAGCTTGGATAAAAATACCTCGACAAGATGAAAATCTTATTGGATCTTGGCCGCCACTAGGAGGGACAAAACCAAACCCACTGGTATACGGAACTTCGCCCCGGTACGGATAGATACCGCCAAACGCTCGAAGATCCATATCAGCAAGATGTTTCCATTATTCTACCGGACAATTCCATTCAGTCGATCACAAACAAGCATCGCATAACCTGCTATATCACGCCAAGAGTCGTCGTAATTAGCGTCACCGTTAATAATTCTGCCAATTTTATGCATAATCATTTCTAGTGCTTCTGATTGATCCGGCTCTAATGACTTCTCGCGAAGTAACAAAGCTCTCCAGACAACCTCTTTCAGCTCCTGACTTACCTCCGCGTGGCCCTTAAACGCCCCGTACCGGCTACCACGCTCGCTCAGAGTGTTTGCAAGAGCGTCAGGCTGCGTTGAACCAGTAGATTGTTCCGTCATTGTTTTTTAGGAATTTACGTAATCTGTATGCATCTTCTCTGGCGAGAACCTTGATGCAATGAATACCATCAAGAATGTAGCACACTCTGACGTGCTCGGCACCTCTAGAAAGCTTCACCTTAAAACAAACATGTCTTTATAATCCATAACTTTAACTCCGTTTCTTTGTAGTTCTGGTGCATATTTATAGTCGTTATGTTTAATTAAACTACAGCTCTTTAAGATATACTTTTCATCTTTTTTGATTAGCGGGACGCAGCGTCGATGCTCATACCCACGCGGGACGTTCTCAAAAGCCAAACCCATCGAACTTCGATCTGCAATTGGCCAGTTCCTAATCCCTATTTTTTCGTAGCTTTTTTGAGGATCATAACTGTCCGAACGAATGTAACGCTCACCATCTGTTTGATCTAAAATCATCGCTCCGTAATACGGATTAGCTGCTTGAACAAACAGACTAATCTCGTGGTCAACAACTAAAATCTTAGGAACTGTAAAACCAACATCAGACCAAACGTTAGGCGTAGTACCCATCAGCGAATACTCATAGTGATTATCAAAGGGAACTAAACGATCCTGATACTCCTCATACCGCACGAAACCGGGCTCAAACCCGAGTCCGTTTAGCCTCTGTTTCCACGCCAGCCAGTAGTTGAAGTTCTCCAAGGTCAAGGTCATATCATTTTCCTGGTAGATATAAAAATCATGGCGCCGATTCAGAATCTCAAGCGCTAGGTCTGTTTTATGTGCCCAGGTCAAATACCAGCCTTCGTACCCAGGACTAGCGACCTTGACTTCTGTATCTAACGTAGGAAAGAGGGATAAG